TCATCTTCGTCTTCGTCTTCGTCTTCCTTCTTAATATTTTTTTTAATATCAACAACTACATTTGATACTTTTGAAACAGATTTGTTAATTACTTCAGTATCTACATCAATATCTTCTTCATCCTCATCATCTTCAACATTTTCTTCATCACTATCTTTTACAAATGTAATTTTAGAAGTGTTAATCTTTTGAAATTTAGCAGAAACAATTTTCCAACTACATCCAAACATTCCTGCAGAAAACCAAAGACCATTTAGTTGAATAATAAATTGAGCTTTTCCACCCTTAAGATTTGAAACATAGTCTTTGAAATCAATTTCGTTATTATCCATATCATAACAATCAAAATCAAATTTATCTTCTACCGAATCATATGGAATTTTTGCCTTAAAGGTTGGAGGATATTTATCAGCATACATTCCAGTTTCTTTGTCCTTATCGCGGCGAACAATAGGACTAAACATATTCTCGATAGCTCCTTTATTACCTTCAAAATTTCTCTTAAACCACGCTACACTATTCTTAGTAGCATCTTCGCAAATTTTATTTTCAAGTTCGATAAATTTATCGTAAAATGCTTTTAGTTTAGTATTTTCATCCATACCCTTGAATGATGCAGTAATATCATATTTACGAGCTTCATCCTTGCGTTTAGGGTCATCCTTGATGAACTGAGTATTATCATTGACACCATAAGGAATTGACATAACAGGTGTTTGGATATTAACTTTTGAACCTTGATAATTTACGTAAACAGACTTAGCACCTGACTTCATAACTTTCATTTCAGAATACTTAATCTTATCGACATTAAATTGCTTTGGTAGTAGAACGTTCATAGTTGTATTATATATATTAATTAATCTTTATATAAATACTATCAATTTTTATAAATAATTTCATATTATTTTTTTAAATTTAAAAAAGTAGATACAAATTTGGTTTCAACGCAAAATAATATATGTAAAAATTGGCCTAAAATAAATAGATAAATAAATATTAAAATTAAATTAATTTTAAAAAAATATGATAATATTATTGCACCAATAAATGTCATAATAATATCAATTATAGCATAATCAAATATTCTAATAGAATGTATTCCTTCTCTTGGAACTCCTAATATATCTTTATATTGATAAAAAATACACATTATATTACTATATCTTCTTATATAATATTATATAAATTATTATCTAATTTCAAATGATGAAATTAATAAGGTATTAATAAGAACTTTGGATATGCTAAACTTATTTACAATATCATAATTTCTAGGATAAATATTTTTATATAAATTATCTACATAGAAATTATATGCGTTATCAATTCCGTAACAAATTAGGATATTATTAATATCATATACAGATAATTTTTCTATTTCATTTTCAATAAAATTATTTAAATCTTGAATTAAAACATCTTTATTATCGTGACAATTATTATTATTATAACATATACTATCATATATATTAGTACAAATATCATAAATGCTTTCGTGGATAACATCATTCATATAACATTCATACATTTCCAATATTAATTAAGTTAATTCAGTTAATATAATTACAAGTAAAAAAATATTTATCAATTTTTATTATTAATATTCATAATGGATATGTATTTGAAAATATTTCTAAATGGTTTTTAATGATATTATTCATTTCAAGTAATTCTTTACTAGATGAGTTATTTTCTATAATTTTTCTTGATTTAAGACTAATCAATTCTTTTTCAAAGTTAATTCCTAACATCTTAATAATTTTAATATAATTATATAATATAAATAATTTACGTAATAGAGGATTAGAATATCCAGACCTATTCTTGTATCTTATACTATTGTTTAGTAATTCTATATAATCTAACAATATAAACTCTATAAAATAGAGTTGAAAGTTATCTGATTGCTTATTAAACATATCTAATACATATTGTGTAAATTTTATGCTAAACTCACAAGAGAGAGTAAGTGTATCAGCGCTCTTATCTTTAGGGATGTTATTCTTTAAACAATTGAATATACGAACCGAATAAATTTCAGCGCGATTTTTATTATTCATATTGATAATATGCTCATTTTCACGCGCAGCTTTACATGTATTAAAGATAATCTTATAATTTTGTGTAGTTATGTCAGAAAACGCTTTTTCATTAGCAAAGAGAATTTGCGCAATGAGCGAATTATCCATTTTTTCAAAGGATGTAAATATAGATATATCAAAAAATATCAATTTTTACATTTATATAAAAAAATTAGTCCAAATTCAAATATATAATAACTATTATAATAATATTATATAAGAAAATACTATATTTTATAAAAATATATAATGGAAAATTATAGATTTACTAAAAATTGGTTTTTACATTCAGAGATAAAAAAATATTTAGAATATTTTCTAGATAAAACTAAACAGAATAATATATTAGAAATAGGATGTTATGAAGGAATGTCAAGCACATTTTTTGCTGATAATTTTTTAGATAATAAAGGTTCTAGTATGATATGTGTAGATCCATATTTAAAAATTGATGATAATGATCATAAAACATTATTACAAGATAATGAAGAATCAAATTTTGATCATAATATGTCTATATGTAAAAATATTGGTAAAATAACAATACATAAAATTACATCTGATGACTTTTTTTCTATAAATAAAAATACATTCAATTTTATATATATTGATGGTTGTCATATGTGCGAATTTATAAAAAGAGATCTAGAAAATAGTTTTAATGTTTTACAAAAAAATGGTATTATGTGGATGGACGATTATCTAGGAGGAGATGGTATTCAAATTAAAAAGACAATGGACGAATTTTTAGAAAAATATAATGGGCGATACGAATTAATCAATAAAGGTTATCAATTGGCTATTAGAAAATATTAAGTCCTCATAATATTCACAAACCTCGTTGTTTAATCTAAACATGAACATATATATTATCATTTTTAAAAGTAATGTTTGCAGTTAATGTTCACATTAACAATTACATGTAAATTTACAATGTTACTAAGTAATGGTTTTACAATTGTAATATAACTACAAAATTAATATTATTTTACTTTACATTATTTTTACTTAAAATTTATAAGAAGTATTTTATTATTTCATTATAATAGGATTGTATGGGTAAAACTCCTAAAATTCTAACAAATGATAAGTATAAATATTATGAGTTAGAATTCCCAATTTATAAAACAAAAAACGGATGTTCTCTTATAAAAATTGGAAATATATATTATAATATGAATTGTCATAAAACAATAGAAAAAATCAAAGAAGAATATAATAAAAGTATAAGGATTGAACTATGTTTAGAAGATAATGATTATGTAATTATATAATCATTTAATACTCATTAATATATTTTTTATATATATTATAAAATATAAAAGTATATATATTTATAATAGATAGAAGTTGCAAATGATTAAATATGAAATGATCGATAATATTGTTAATTATTTAAATACTTACGATTTTAAACATTTTGTTAAAATTATAAGTAAAATAGAAGTAAATTATTATAAATATTTAAAATGTATTTTAAAGAAGGATTTATTTAAAATATCAGATGACTTGTTAATAGAAGTAAAAAATTATGATAAAGAAACTATTATTAAGATTTTGGGAAAACATTTTAGTAATAAGAGTTATAATTATTTTCTATCCAAAATTAATAATATTGAAAATGATATTAATTATAAGAAGTTTTTAAAATGTATGTCTACTAAAAATATTACTAGCATTTATGGTATTATTAATAGTAAAAAATATATGAAAAAATATCTTGAAACAATATTAAATTTACCATTTGATTCTAAGAGAAAAATTCAAGATTTAAATTATATTACAAATGCAATATTAGTAACAAGTAATAACAATAATGATACTATTGTTAATTATATTTTTAATTTAACTAAATTATATAAAGGCGAAATAATTAATGTAGAAAATATTAATATTGAAATAGTTTCAGAATTGTATAAAAGTGGTTATTCAATATTATATGTTGGGAGAATATTAAATTCGAATAATGGTGAACAAAAAGAAGTTGTTGTAAAACTACAACCAATATTTCCATATAATATTAAGGAATATGAAAAATATTATGATTATCAAATACCATATGAAAAAGATATTATGAATAAAATAAAGAATTTCTGTTATAATTCTATAACATTAAAAATATTAGGCTATGGTATTATAAAAAAGTTGCAAAAAGGAGATATAGATAGGCATGTTTTAGTTACAGAAAAACTAGGAAAAGACTTACATCATATATCTGTTAATAATTATCCCATTAGTTTTATAAAAAATATTTGCATTAAAATATTGAAAGCTTTACAAACTATTCATAGTTGTGATTTAATTAATGGCTATTCATATATTCACTGCGATATAAAACCTAAAAATATCGTGTTTATAGATGATATTGAAACTTCTATAAAAATAATAGATTTTGGTTTTGCTATAAATATAATGACTGATAAAAAAAGAGACCTAACTATTACTGCATTAGGTGGAACATCATTATTTATGTCTATATCTCAATATGAAGATAATCCTTGTGATTATATGGATGATTTACAAGCGGTGGGATGGATGTTACTATATTTTTTTGGATTTAATCTGAAAAATAAGAGCGATATTATAATATATGAATTCAAAAAATCTTTTGTAAATAATTACACGAATAAGGATTTTATAAAAAATTTAACAGGAAAATATCTAACAGAACATAATATAAATGTGATTGGAAAATTTTGCGATTATACTATTAAAAGAGGAGATAAAAAGAATAAATACACTACAGATAAAAAAATAAATAATATATACTATTGCGATTATAATGAGCAATATTACAAAGATTTAGAAGATATTTTAAACTTACTAAAATAGTTTAAAAAATGAGTACATAATTTTATTTTTTTAGAATTTTTATAATCTTTTTATAAAATCTTAAATTTTTTTAATTATGTACTCATTTTTTAAAATTAAGAAAAGTATGTTTACAAATAAACAAGATAGAATAGTAAACATCTGAATATTATAAATACAATAAATATAAATATACATATTAAAACATCTATAATATTCCTTTCTAAATCATATAGAAAATCATCTATTACAATCACGATTTCGTTTAAATTGAGAATTCTTCTTTCGTAAATCATAATACAATATAATATCCATTTTAAAAATCAATTTTTTTTAAATGTGTTTTATTTAAGAACATAATATATATCATTATCTTCGGCATTATTTCTTTTGAAACAATATGAGTAAATATAGTATAAATACTCTGGAATTAAATGTAGATAACACATTAATCTATTAGTATGAAAATAAATTTTATTACCCCCTGTGGGATTCGAACCCACAATCTTTTGATTAGAAGTCAAACGCGATATCCAATTTCGCCAAGAGGGCATAAAATTATGAAAAAAATATAAATAGTGTATTATAATAAATACAATATATACATAGGAAATTATAAAACTAAATTTTACGCATTAAAATTTTCTTAGAAAATTTAGTTTTATAATAATATAAAATTGAGAAATATTATATAAATATACTTGCAATATAATATTATATAAATGGACGTAGAAGGTATTATATTAGTATTATCATGTAAAAAACATAGATATAGTCGTTTAAAAAATATAAATTTAAAATATAAATATATAGGATGGAAGGTAATTAAAGTAATCGGTAAATTATTTTTAAATAAAGATTATGAATTAGTAGATGATATATTATTTATAAAATGCGAAGATTCTTATTTGCATTTATTGAAAAAATTAGCTCTATCTTTAAAATATATTTATAATATATTTAATATAAAACAAGGTGTGTTAAGATGTGGTGATGATTTAATATTTAGTGAAGAAAATTTAATAAAATTTTTAGAATCTCCAAAATATGATTTTTACGGCAAATCTCCAAATCCTACTTCAGCAATACAGGATAAGAATTTATTAGTAAATATTAAATTTAATACAAAATATGATAATTTTATCTTAAACTACTATTTAATTCATAATAACGAGTTGACAGATAAAGAACATGGTATTAATATGACTACAGAGGAACTTAATAAATTTTTAATAAGACCAAAATTAGATGGTCCTGCGGGAGTTATATATTATATATCAAATTATTCGTGCAAAGTTATTATTGATACTATGGAAAAAATAAATTATAATATTTTTTATTATGATGAATATTCAAAATCATATCCTTATATTATTGAAGATGTTGGAATAACTTATATTATGTATCGCAATGAAATTCCGTATACTGATAATACAATATTTTATTCGGATTATTCTGATGGTTATAATAAAAATGTTATTGCTATTCATACGAACTTCCAAAAAGATAAATAAAAATTGATATATAAATACTAAAAAATATTATTAATTATTAATGAATAATTTTGATTATATTATTACTACAGATAATACTAAAAATAAAATTATAGCAGGCGTAGATGAAGTTGCAAGAGGTACATTTATAGGACCTGTTGTTGCGGCATGCGTTGTTTTACCTAAAGAATTTGCTGATGATACATTTAAACAAATTAAAGATTCTAAAAAATTATCTGAAAATAAAAGAGAATATTTAGCGAATTATATTAAAAAAGTATGTATTACATATGGTATAGGAGAAGTTTCAAATAATGAAATTGATGAAATAAATATATTAAATGCTACTATGAAAGCTATGCATCGTGCAATTGATAATGCATATAAAATATCTCCTTTTAATTATCTATTAATTGATGGACCTAATTTTAAAGGTTATATACCACCCGGTGAAGATAATGACATAATAGAATATGAATGTATACCTAAAGGTGATAGTAAATATTTAAGTATTGCTGCTGCATCAATTATTGCAAAAGATTATCATACTAAATTAATAAATAAATTAGTAGATGATAATCCAAATTTATTATTGTATGATATAAAAAAAAATAAAGGATATGGAACAAAAAAACACCATATTGCATTAAATACTTACGGACTTAGCGTTTTTCATAGAAAAACATTTGGAATTTGCAAACATTTATCTATATAGTAGTATTAACATTATTCTTATAACAATCTATATCACTCCATGATATTTTGCATTTGTCCGCATATGCACATCTAAGTTCCGTACTATCATCTTTTTCTAATTTAGATAATAAATTGGGATATACTTCATTGCATATAAGAGGTATATTATTATTGTTTATAGCAGTTTTATCTTTTATTGAATTAGAATATAAATTACTATCAGCGGAAAAAGATGGTTTATATATACCTGAAATTAGCGCATATTTTTTTAGTTTTTTTTCAATTTCTGAATCAGTATCTGTAAAATTATTTAAATCGCGTACTATATATTTAGGATTATTTAAATCTTTTTTAATATATTTTTCGTTAAAATTGTCTGCATATAATCGGTTCTTCATAATTTTTTGTTCGTTTATATTACCATATATATTTTCATCTATTTTACATTTGTAATCTATAAATAAATTAGAAGTATCATTAGATATAATAGGGTCATCTTTATTATTTAATATATATTGTCCATTTGTTCCTTTCATTATATAAGGATTAGTATTGATAGTCTCAATAACTTGGGGATCTTTATTATTATATGTCATATTAGCAATTAAATCTTCTTTTTTTTCAGGATGTTCATTTGTAAAAGTCCAATAATCAGGACAATTATTTAATTTGTTTTCTACTTTGCCTAATTTGCGAGGTTTAATATTAAAAATAGAATACACTAAATATATAATTATAATTATTGCACCAATAACATATGTCATAACTGCTGCAAAATAATTATTATATATATACATTCTTCCTGTATCAGTAAATAATACTATTGCTAACAATACAAATGCGGAAATACCATATACGAAACATACAGTCCATGTTCCTTTATATAAATTCATTTTTTCTTTTTTAAATAATTCAAGTTCTTTTTGATTAGGAACAAACTTAGTATTAGTATCAGGATCTATTCCAATATCTTCTTTATTATAATCAAATGCTGCTACGCTATAACCATTTCCCATTCCTTTTTTTCTATACTTCTATAATATTATATTATTTAATTTTAATTTAATACATATTAGTTACATTAAGTGTTTTTGTTCCTTTTTTTGAAGGTAATACAGATCTATCTAATGGTTCTGGTAATGTACTAATGTCTTTTAAGTATTGTTGTGATTGTTTATAATTGGATATTATTTCAGGAACGCTCCAATCAATTACACGTGTATTTAAATCCAATATTTGTTCTTTTATATTATGTTTACTATTCTTTGCATATTGAAAATAAATTGAACGCATTATAATTTTTAATTCATCATCACTTTGTCTAGAAATATTTATTTTACCATTTGTAACATTTAATATTTTATTTCGAATACCTCTTTGTAAAATATTTATATTATCAATAGAAAAAAATACTTTAGATACTTCTGTATAATCTAAATTGCGAGAAATAATATTTCCTTGGTGTTCACTTGCTTTAATATTAGCATTTTTAATTATTAAATCATTTTCTTGTGTTATAGCATCAACGCGTCCATTTAAAAAATTCATTCGATTTAATATTGGATTTTTTTCATCAAGTTCTAAATATTCCATTCTTCTTAATATATATAATTATTTTCATTTTATATAATAGTAGCAAATAGTATTTTATGGTGGATTGTAAAGATATTAAAATATGTTCTCAAGAATTATTGAAAGTTATAAAAACTGAAAAAAATATAAAAGACGAGCAAAAAATAATAAAATTATTAAGCGAATATATTGAAAGATTAATTTTTAATGTAACTGCATTAGTATCATTAATATGTTTAAAGATGGGTATTAAGAAGATAATGAATCAACATGTTAAATATATTTTATATTATGTAGATAAATATTGTAAAACAAGTAAAAAACACAATAAAATGATGGGGGGCGCATTTAATACTGCGCAGTTTTTTGGGATAGATGAAACAAATAGATATAAAGTACAAAATGAAGGAAAAGATATAATGAATTGTGATTTTAATAATAATATAGCTAGACCAGAGTTAGGATTAATGACAGGTGGCAAATTAATATGTAAAAAATTGAATAGAATAGTTAAAATAAAAGTAAAGAATGTATTCAAATATTTTAATATGAAAATTAAAAATAGTTCACTAAATATTATTATGAATAAATTTGATGAAATTCTAAATGACCTAACTTATAAAATCAAGGGTATTAAAGGAGATTATATAAATTATAATAGTGTTAAAAAAATAGTATATACTGGAAATATTATGAAAAAATGATATATAAAAATATAATAATATAATTATTAAAATGCCTATAATTACATTGGATGGTAATATAGGTTCTTATAAAAGTAGTATATTAAATTATTTTCATAAAAATTATAAGACTGCTATTGATATGGAACCAGTCGAAAATTGGAACGAATATCTAAAAACATTATATAATACACAAAATAGTACTTATAATTTTCAAATTAAAGTATGGATGGATAGATGCTGGATACAAGAAAAATCAAAAGTAATAATTTTAATGGAAAGAAGTCCTTATTTTATTAAAAATGTTTTTGTAGAAAAAGCGTTTGAAGATAAAACTATTAACGAAGAAGAATATAAAAATATTTTAACTCTTCATAAAAGAACAGATAAATTATGGGAACCTGAAGGATTGATATATTTACGTTCTAATCCAGAATTATGTTTTAATAGAATTAAAAAAAGAGGGAGAGAATGTGAAAAAAATATTAAATTAGAATATATTAAAAGAATACACGAATTACACGAAGAAAAATATATTGATGCTGTTAAAAATAATAAAAATATAATATGTATTGATGTAGAATATAAAAGTATTGCTGATATATGTAGCGAAATTATATCTTCTAAAATATATAGCAATTTAATAGAGCAAATTTACAATTAAGCTTGAATAATTGGATATTTTGTTCCGAGAAAACAGCTATAATATAGCCTATCGCAATTTTTATATTCAAGTGTGGGTGTAGAGGTATGAATTAGTTTTCTATTATTAAATATAAGCAAATCATTATTTTCCCATTTAATATCTATAATATTATTAGTATTAATAATATATTTAGACATTAATTCTCTATATAAATCAAAACTATCACTACACGACATCTTATCAAACTTAACAAATCTAAAAGGAGATAACATAAGTGCTTTTCTATTACGATTCGAATTTGAATAAACTACTAGGGGTTCCTTAGAAATAATACTTTCTTCTTTTTTCAATACCACTTCATTAGATTTAACTCTATTATATCCAGTATAATCAAAATAAGAATTCATCATACCTGAATTAGTATTCGAATAAATTACTTTCAAATCATAAATTTTATCTTTAATATTTGTATCAATATTATCATATGCATCTTCGAGACTAGCAAATAAAGTATTACCTCCTTTTGAAGGAGATTTTATCATATACATACTCGAAACAACAGGAGGAAGAAAAGTTCCTTGTCCTACTATATCTTGATGCCATACTAAAGTATTTTTAAAAGGATCGCTATATTTAAGTTGTGTATCTTTAATACCATGAAGATTCTTAATATAATAATTTCCGCGCATTGCAATTTGCGGAACGCTATCTACCTTAGAATATTCAAAAGGATGAATAACATCATTAGTATGTTTATCGTCAAAAAGTTTACAAAATTCATAATATTCTTCAGGATTAATTTTTTGATTTTTAAACATAATTAGTGGAACAGAATTAAATAATTTAACAAATTCAGTTCTATCAATATCAGAAAGTTTGTTTATATTTACATTTCTTACAACTGCATAATTTCTTTTTAATGTTGGAAAATTTATACTATATGAATTTGTTTCGGTAAATAGATATATAATAATTAAGGTAATAATTTTAATCGACATTTTAAAAATAAAAAAATAAGAACATTAATCAATTTTTATAATTCTTAGAAAATATCTTTAAGTAATTCGGGATACATATTTTCGTTATTTGTCGCTAGTGCTTTAACATACTCGACTATTGAATTAGATAGTAATATAGATGCTTTATGAGGTGCAGTACTCGGAATATTTGGAACACAATATATATTGATATTATTATATTTAACTATTGGTTCATTTATAGAAGTTATTTTTGATTGTTCCGTTATACCACCTTGGTCAATTGCTACATCCATTATAATAGCACCATCAGGCATAATATCTAATAATTTATTTGTTAACAATTTATCCGTCTTCATTCCTATATTATATATTGAACCTATAGTTATAATAGATTTAGTCATTAAACTTTTTAAATTATCTTCATTCATATTATATATAGAAATATCTATAGTATTTTCATAAGTTTTTTTAATATTTAATAATTTATCATAATTACTATCTAAAAGATTAATATTTTTATATCCTAAATCAATTGCAATTTTCATAGAAGAAAGTCCTACATTTCCCACACCAATAATAGTTATAGGAATGTTGATTGAATAATTTGGAAAATTATTTTTTACAAATAAATCAGCTTGAATAAATGATTGTTCTCCGGCAATTACAGACATATTAGATAGAATAGGATAATATAACTCTCCATTATCTTTAATAGTTTTAATAATTTCATAAGGATAGCAAGATGCTCCAGAAGATTTCATATTATCTACTAAATTTTTATTACTAGCAAAATGAAAAAATGTAAAAATAGTATGATTATTATTTATTAATTTATATTCATCCTTTTGCGGTTCTTTTACTTTTACTATTAATTTTGATTTATTATATAAATCCTCTATACTATCTAGCATTATTGCACCATTTTCAATATATTCATAATCATCAAATCCTGCATTTTTTCCAGCTCCTTTTTGAACATATACTATAATACCACAATCAATAAGTTTTTTAATATCATAAGGTATTAAAGAAACTCTATTTTCGCACTCCTTTATTTCTTTTGGAATACCAACAGAACGCATATTATTTATATATATAATATAAGTTTTATATAAATTATTAATTTAGCATATTCTATATATCAAATTTTACATATTTTAATTATATCAAATATTTATTTTTATAATAAGTTGGTATGTTTAAAGATATATATTGTAATCTACCAAATTAATAAATTTGTTAAAAAAATAGATAATTAGAGTAAAAAAGAAAAATCAAATTTCCTAGTGACAAAAAAAACAACACTTTAGAAACAAAAAATAGCAGTATATAATTTGAAATGCGATGCACCTAAAAGGTCAAGAGTTTAAAGCATTATATTATAAGTATAGACATGGCGTATGTCTCTTCTCAAAAAGCATCATATTGAAGTATCGCGATTAATTGAATTATTCATTTATAAGTTTATTTATAGTATCTATAATTAATAATTTATTTGCACCTGAAAATGAAAATAATTCCTTGTTATTTTTTATAAATTTAAAATGTGGTATGGTAACTATATTATTAATATCATCGATATCATCATTATTTTGAATATCAATCTTAATAAATTTAATATTAGTATATATATCTGATAATTCTAACATATAAGGATAAATTTCGCTACAAGGTTTACAAAAACCAGCAGAAAATATAACTATGATATAAGTATTATTTAATAATATATTTTGATATTCATTATTATTACTAATATTTAATATAGGCATTTATCTATATATGAAATTTTAATTTATTTTTTATTTTTTAGTCGCAAATATAATTAAGAATAAAAATTGATATATAAATATATATCATTATTAATACTTAATATATATTAGAATGCCTCCCAAAATAGCAAAAAATTCAGAAGTTAAAACTATTGAAGAAAAATATAAAAAGTATGAACTGCTAGAACATATTCTAGCTCTTCCAGATACTTATATTGGTTCAATAGAACCACAAAAAATTAATAGTTATATTTTTGATGAAACTTCTAAAAAAATGGTTATGACAGAATTAACATATAATCCTGGTCTTTTAAAGTGTTTTGATGAGGTAATAGTTAATGCAATTGATCATTCAATGAGATTAAAAGCAGAAGAAGAAAAAGGAAAAGAAAATATTAAGCATGTTAAAAATATTAAGGTTACTATTGATAAAACATCTGGTTCTATATCAATTTATAATGATGGTAATGGGGTTGATATTAAAAAACATAGTACCTATGGAGATTTGTGGGTTCCTGAATTAATTTTTGGCGAACTACTCACATCTACAAATTACGACAAAGGGGAAGAAAAAATATGGGGTGGTAAAAATGGTTATGGTAGTAAATTAACTAATATATTTTCCAAAGAATTTACTATAGAAACAGTAGATCATTATACAAATAAAATATACACACAAACATTTCGAAATAATATGACAGAAAGGGATAAACCAGTTGTAAAAGCGTGTTCAAAAGTGCCTTATACACAAATTACTTTTATTCCTGATTATGAAAGATTTGGTATTAAAAATATAACAGATGATATTTATAAATTATTTCATAGACGAGTTATAGATGCATGTGCAACTACAAATAAAGAAGTTTCAGTATCTTTTAATGGCGAAAAAATTTTAATTAAAGATTTTGAAAAATATTGCGAATTATTTTTAGATAAAAAGGAACAACCTCTGATATATGAAGCTTGTGGAGAAAGGTGGGAGATTGCAGCATCAATTTCTAAGTCAGGTTCATTTGAATATCTATCATTTGTTAATGGAATAAATACGATTAAGGGGGGGAAACATATTGAATATATTACAAATATGATAACAAAAAACTTAGCGGAATTAACATTAACAAAAAAGAAAAAAGTTGTAAAGACGCAACATATTAAAGATAATTTAATATTGTTTGTTAAAGCATTAATAGTAAATCCTAGTTTTGATTCTCAAAGTAAAGAGACATTAACAACTCCTGTTGCAAAATTTGGTTCTAAATGCGAAATTAGCGAAAAATTTTATGATAAGTTATATAAATCAGGAATTATTGATAAAGCATTAAGTATCACAGAATTTTATGATAAGAAAAAATTAGTTAAAACTGATGGTAAAAAAATATCAAGAATTATAGTACCAAAATTAGATGATGCAAATTTAGCCGGAACAAAAAATAGTGCAGAATGTACTCTTATTTTAACAGAAGGTGATTCTGCAAAAACTATGGCAATTGCAGGTCTAAGTGTAATAGGAAGAGATAGATACGGAGTATTTCCTTTAAGAGGTAAAATTTTAAATGTTAAAGATGCCACTATGCAAAAAATTTCAGATAATAATGAAATAACTGCTATTAAAAAAATTTTAGGTTTAGAGCAAAATAAAAAATATAAAGATATTAGTGAACTTAGATATGGTTCAATTATGATTATGACAGATCAAGATCATGATGGTAGTCATATCAAAGG